TACACGCTCTAGTCTCACCTTCACCCCCACTGATGATTACTTGATTGTAGTCCCCAAGAACCAAGTCAACTACGCACAACTTGAGGAAGCCTCTACTCCTAGTAGCTACATCCTTACTACTACCTCTAGTGCCACTCGTGCAGGTGAAACCCTGACCATCCCTGCGGCTAACCTTCCTTGGCCTGAGCCTGTTGTAATTGGTGAGGAGTTGGTGACTAATGGTACGTTTGATACGGATACGAGTGGGTGGGTAGCGTTCAACTATCAAGGGCATACAACGACTATTTCATCTATATCTGGTGAGCTTGTTGTAGAAAACGATCCGGTAAACGGCGGCAGCGGAGCAGCTTATCAGGAAATTACAACGGTGGTAGGAAAGACCTACGTTGTATCTGTGGATTTTGTCTCCACGACCGCCGGGTCACCTAGCGTGCTTATCAGAAATGCGATAGGATTACCATCTATAGCAAGTATTACGACAAGCGGTGCTGGGACATACACGGTAACATTCACTGCCACAGCCACTACTACGCTGATTATTTTGAACTTCAACCTAACTTCGGCTGGTCAAACAATGGTGTGGGACAACATCTCCGTAAAAGAAATCAACCCCCTCGCGGTGTCTATCGCTATGGAAGGTACGGTTACTTATGCGGATACGGCAGGAGTTGTTGAAGGTGTCTATCTACGTTGGTATTCGTCTGTATCTAATCTTATACAAACTCAAATAGCAGCGGCTGGTGCGTCAACAGGGCAAATAACATTCCAGCAAACGGCTAGTGGCGTGAATGACTCGGTTAGCTCTAGTGGAAGCGCCTACACCACCGGCGTCAACGTACCGTTCTCCATCGCTTCCCGTCATGGTTCTACCTTCATCAACGGTGCAGTAGACGGAACAGCCCTCACGGAAAACATCACACCAGTTGCATTGCCTGACCTATCCACAACAGACCTACAACTTGGGTATGACTTCATGGGGACTATCAAAACCTTCCGTGTGTGGGCAGATGATATTAGTGATGTTGGTATTGAGGAGGCAAGCTCATGAGCAAGATTGATTTCTACCTGAAGCTAGATTCTAAAGAAAGTATGCCTACGGCACTATCTGCCTTCTACAAGCAAGACTATACAACTGTTGTGGACGAGGAGACTGGAGAATCTTCACAAGTACCTGAAGGTGATCCCTACTTCGTCCCTAACACTTCTGACTACGCTATCGACCTTGTAGGTATTATCAAGAAACCCACAGGTAATATGCTTGTAGATGAGGCCAGTGGTATTGAATACCCTGAGATGGCTCCTCTTGATGGCTACCATATCAATATCCGGCTTAATGGTGATAAGCGTAGGGCAGACGTAGAAGCCCTCTCTGATTACTTTGTAGACCCTGAACCGGTCACACCATCCCGCGTTTGGCTATGACTTGAGAGGACCAATGAGCGAAACCATCCTTAAATATTGGCCGATCCTGATTGGTTTCATTGGCTTCTTGGTCTGGCTCATTCGCCTTGAAAGCCGGAGCATCGAGAACACCAAAGAGATCAAGCGCCTCTGGAACCAGCGCAAAGAGGACATGGAGATCAGCCGTCAATCGCGCGAGGATACGAACCGCATGCTGGCCGAAATCAGGGATGACATCAAGGCGCTGATTGCGAAAGTGGGGACGAAGTGAGCTACGAGATACGCTCCATATCCCAGCTTGGGGGTTCGGAGCCGTTCGAGCTTCAGTTGTCTCGAGGCCAGATCCCGGGACATTCGTTTCGGCATGTCCTTGGTGAAGTCCCCGCCATGTCGAATAACCAAAGCGGCAGCTTGTGGGATGTGAACGATACGCCCTACCCGTGGTCGGCCTTCGATACCCCCGGGACACTGTCCATCGCCAGAGCGAGTACAGAAGATGCTGACAAGAACGTCATCATCAGCGGTTTGGATGTCCTGTTCAACGAAATAACCGAAACGGTCAGCCTCGCAGCTGCCAGCGGCAACACGACAACAAACACCTTTGCACGCATCTACTCGGCCCGCATGAACGGCCTCTCGGAGAACGTGGGCAATGTCACAATAACGCGCGGAGGTACGATCGTAGCGCGGATCAACGCTGGTGTTGGTCAGACCATCATGGGTGTGTACACCGTCCCGGCTGGTCACACCGCCTATCTGACACAGGGCGTCATGACGATCCAGAATACGGCCGATGCAACAGGCAAGTTCTACTACCGCGTTCCGGGCGATCGTTTCATCATTGGCCACCTGTTTGAGGTGGCGAGCTCCGAGTATCTGTACAGCTTCACCTGCCCACTACGCCTACCCGAGAGAACGGACATCGATGTTCGCGCTTCTGTGCGCACGAACAACGCCAAAGTGACGTCCGCATTCGATATGATCCTGATCAAGAACGGAGGGCCTCTCTGATGGCACCGAAGATCGACAAGGATAAAATGGCATGCAACAAGCCGCGCCGGCAAAAGTCTGGCGGCAAGAAGTTTGTTGTGAAAGCTTGCGACAAAGGCAAAGAGAAGATCGTTCGCTTTGGCGATGCGAACATGACGATCAAAAAGTCCGATCCCAAGCGCCGCAAGTCATTCCGAGCTCGTCATGGATGCGACACCAAAAAGCTCGACAAGCTATCGGCCCGGTACTGGTCGTGCAAAATGTGGTGAGGCAATATGAATCGTGCTAACATGGGCAAACAGATCACGGAGGTCCCAATGGCTAACTGCAAATCCAAAGGCATGAAGATGGGTGGCAAGGTCAAGGCTGGCTACAAAATGGGTGGCAAGGTTACGGGCTATAAAAACGGCGGTGCTGTAATGGTCGGCAAGAAACCCAAAGCCTGCAATATGTCCTGATGGCCAAGACGGACGCATGCTACCGGAAGGTTAAGGCGCGTTACGACGTCTTTCCATCGGCCTACGCAAGTGGGGCGATTGCGAAGTGTCGTAAGGTTGGCGCTAAGAACTGGGGAAACAAGTCCAAAAAGAATATGGCCAAAGGCGGTCTCGTGAAAACGCGAGTGTTCTGATGGTTCGCAAGACGGAAAAAGGCGCTGCTCTCAGGCGTTGGTTCAAAGAAGACTGGAAGGACGTCCGCACCGGAAAGGCGTGTGGACGTCAAGAAGGCGAAAAGCGCGGTACACCATACTGTCGACCTACCAAACGCGTGTCGTCTAAAACACCCAAGACCGCGGGTGAGATGACAAAGTCCGAGAAGCAGAGTAAGATCACCGAGAAAAAGAGGGTTGGCTCTGGTAAACGCGTCAGCTCTGCCAAGCGTAAAACCAAAAGGGCGTAGGTCAAATGGCCACATCAGGTTCCAGAGACTTCAATATCGACGTCGCCGAGATCATCGAGGAGGCCTACGAGCGCTGTGGGCTGGAGATGCGTACCGGCTACGACGCCAAGACTGCTCGCCGGTCTCTGAACCTGATGTTTGCAGAATGGGCGAACCGTGGCCTTAACCTGTGGACCGTGGTGCAGACAACGCTCACACTCACACAGGGACAAGCTCAGGAGACTCTGGCTGAGGATGTCGTCGACATTCTCGAGATGGCATTGCGCCGCGATGGTACGGACTACGAGATGGAGCGGATCAGCCGTGGCCAGTATCTCGATTTCCCGAACAAGACGGATCAGGGTCGCCCCTCCCAGTTCTACTTTGACCGCGGCATCGCACCGGTGATCAATCTCTGGCAAACGCCTGAGAACTCGACGGATCAGCTGGTGTACTACTACGTTCGTCGCATCGAAGACGCTGACGCTCTGATCAACACTGCCGGTATTCCGTTCCGCTTCTATCCGTGCATGGTGGCAGGTCTGGCGTACTACCTTGCCATGAAGCGAGCCCCTGAGCGCCTTCAGCTGCTGAAGGCGGTGTACGAAGAGGAGTTCCAGCGGGCGGCCGAAGAAGACGAGGATCGAGTTCCGCTGAAGCTGGTTCCGGGAAGACGATGAGCTACGCATCTGGCAAAAACGCATACGGTATTTCTGACCGGTCAGGGTTCCGCTACCGCCTCAAGGAGATGAAGCGGGAGTGGACTGGTGCGCTTGTTGGTCCGGATGAGTACGAACCAAAGCATCCGCAGCTGCGGC